CCTGATGGACGAGGAACGCTGGATGAGCGCCCAGGAGGCCGTGGAGCGCGGCCTGGCCGACGAGATCGTCACCCAGACAGACGAGGGCGCCCCGGCGTGGGCCGCTACTCTGCGGAACGCGGCGGGCGGCGCGGATATCGGCACGCTGCGGCAGCGCTACGAGCAGCTGGTGCGCAGCGGCGCCAGGGAGGCCGATCCCCTGCACCCGGTGCCCCCGGCAGACGGCGGCGCTGCGGCGTCCCAAGGCAAGAGTGATCACCCCGCGCAGGGCGCGGAAGACCATACAGGCATCCGCTGGCAGGACGAGGCATGGCTCGACCTGGAACGGAGAAAAACCATCAGACTTTAAGGAGGACGAAACATGAAACAGAAGATGATCGACCTGTGCGCGGATCGCGCCAAGTTCCTGGACGAAGCAGAGGCCGCGCTGAAAGCCGGCGACCAGGCGAAGGTCACGGAGCTGCGCGGCAAGCTGGAGAGCGTGGACAAGGACATCGAGAACGTGAAGTTTCTGATGGCTGAGCAGCAGCGCCGCATGGATGAAACCCCTGTGGACAAGAAGGCCGAGAAAGAGAAGGCCGAGGCCCTGGGCCAGAAGCTGCTGCGCGACGGCCAGATGAGCGTGGACATCGCGTCCCTGCGCCGGGGCCTGCTGGCCAAGGACAGCACCACCCTGGCTGCCACCACGCTGGTGGAGCCCACCGGCAGCGGCACCGAGATCCGCAACCCCGTGGGCGGCGGCGTGAGCCGCATCATCGACCAGGTGCGCGTGCTGACGCTGGAGGGCATGGGCGGCTTCATCGAGCCCTACCTGGTGAGCGCCCAGGCAGCCCAGGCGGGCGCTGTGGCCACGCTGGCCGGCACGGCCCGCACCGCCAGTGATCCCACCTTCGCCTACGCGGAGCTGAAGCCCTACGAGGTGAACGTGACCACCTATGTGGACCGCAACATTAAGCGGCTGAGTCCGGCGGACTACTTCGCCAAGTGCTACGAGCTGGCCATGGAGGCCATGCGCCGGAAGATCTGCACGCTGATCTACAACGGCGACGGCCAGACCTCCCCCGCGATGTACGGCATCAAGACCGCCAAGAACGAGGCGGGCGACGCTATCTACAACACCGTGGAGGCCACGGCGCTGGACGAGACTGTGCTGGACGCCCTGTACTACGCTTACGGCGACGATGAGGGCACCGGCGAGAACGCCCAGCTGTATCTGACCAAGGCGGACCTGAAGGTGCTGGGCAGCATCCGCAACAGCGACAAGCTCAAGGTATTCCAGACGCGCCACACCGGCGCCAACTACGGCACCATCGAGGACGGCGGCGCAGCCTATGGCTACAACATCGGCAAGGACCTGACCGACTTTGCCAGCGCGACCACCGGCGGGCTGACCATGTGCTACGGCGATCCGCAGAACTACGAGCTGGCCCTGTTCGGTGAGATGACCGTCCGCATCGACGAGAGCGCCAAGGCGGTGGAGCGTATGCTGACCATCCTGGGCGACGCCATGGTGGGCGGCAACCTGATCCGCCACAACGGCTTCACCATCCTCAAGAAGAAGGCCGCGGGCTAAGGAGGACGCCATGAACAAGGATAACGTCAGTAAGGCCGCTGAGAACACGCAGGCTGCGTTCCAGACCGGGGCGCTCCCTGCGAGCGCGGGCGGTCAGAACGCCGCACAGGCGGCGGCGCAGACGGCTCCGGAGGCCCCTGCCGCCCAGACCTCACCCAAGCGGTACGCCGTGGCGTGGAACAGCGGGCTACACCTGCGGTGCGCGCCGGGCGTGGACCAGGGCATCCTGGCGGTGCTGGCCGACGGCGAGACCGTGGAGGCCACCGGCGAGGAGGCCGACGGCTGGCTGCCTGTCAAGACCGGCCAGGGCGACGGCTGGGTAATGGCCCGGTACCTCCGGGCGGAGGGCTGAGCCATGGCTACGGAGGCGCAGGTCACAGCGTGCAAGACCTATATGCGGGTGGATGGCGACGCGGAGGACATGCTGATCGCGTCGCTGTGCGACGCGGCGGAGGGCTATCTGACGCGGGCCGGATGCCGGCGCAGCGAGACAGACACAGCCCAAGCCGCGCAGTACGACCTGGCGCTCTGGAGCCTGACGCTGCACTACTACGACCACCGGGACGCGGTGGGAACGGAAGCGCCCCTGCCGCTGGGGCTGCCCCCGGTCATCACGCAGCTGAAGGTGGGCGCTACGCCCACATGAGGCAAGCGCCGGGGCTGCCCTGCGGGGCGGCCTGCGGCGCTTTGCTTTAGGTGTCCGGATCGGACACCGGAAAGGAGGACGGCATGATCGACGCGGGAAAGCTGCGGCATCGGGTGTTGCTGCAGAGCTGCACCGGCGCTGTGGACGACTACGGTGATCCCCTGTACAGCGATGACGACCAGTGGACCACAGAGGCCACGGTATGGGCGGCCATCGATCCGGTCAGCGGCAAGGAGTTCTACGCGGCGGAGCAGGCACAGAGCTCCGTGAGCCATAAGATCCGGCTGCGGTACCGCCAGGGCGTCAGCGCCGCGTGGCGGGTGCTGTATGGCAGCCGGGTGTTCCGGATCCTGTCGGTGATCGACTGGGAAGAACGGCATGAGAGCCTGCTGTTGATGGCCCAGGAGATCGAGGCATGAGCAACAGCGGCTTTAACGTCACCTGGGACGGCAGGGACCTCAAGGAACTGAAGAAATCCGTGAAAGCTCTGGGCGACGTGCCGCAGAAGTGCGTGACGTCGGCTGCCGGCAAGGCGGCCACGCTGACAAAGCGGGCCATCAAGGCCGGGGACGTTCCGGTGCGGACGGGCGCCATGAAGCGGGGCATCGTTCGGACGAAGAAGGAGCGATCCAGGGTGAAGGGGAAGGCCGTGTACCGCATCGACTTCAAGGGCGGCGAGGAGGCCAACAGCGTCTTTCAGAAGACAGTGAAGGATCCCGGCGCTGCCGGCAGCACGCAGACCGGTAATGGCCATGCCTACTACCCCTACAGTATGGAGTTCGGCTATATCGCCAGGGACGGGCATTTTGTTCCCGGCCACCACTTCATGCGGGACGGGGCTGAGGAGAGCCGACAGGCAGCGGAGGCCAAGATGGTCAGGACGCTGACCGAAAATCTGGACAAGGAGTGGATGAAGCAGCATGGACATTGAGCAGGCTGTGGTGAAGGCGTTGGGGACTGCGGCGCCGGGAAAGGTATACGCCGCGGCGGCCATCAAGGGCGCAGCTGCGCCGTTCATATTCTATATCCTGCACCGAGATGAGGCGGTGGAGGAGCTGGACGGGGACACGGCGCTGCGTGCGGCCACCTTTGAGGTGGATGCCGTGGGCAAGGGTGCTAAGGACCTGGCGGCGCTGGGCGCGAAGGTGACAGCGGCGCTGAAGGCCCTGCGGGGCACCAGCGGCGCCGGGCTGGAGATCCAGCGGGCCAGAGTTACCCAGGAGAGCCCAGACATCAAGGAGCGAGAAGTCAACCTGTGGCGCAGGGTGTACGCCCTGCGGATCAACTATCTGGAGGTATAAAACATGAGTAAATCTGTAGGCGTAGGTACCAAATTCAACCTGGGTACCCAGGCGGTGGGCGGACTGAACAGCATCAGCGGCCTGGATCTGAGCGCGGACACCGTGGATGTGACCGATCTGGGCAACTCCACGGGCTACCGGGATTTCCTGGCGGGCTTTAAGGACGGCGGTGAGCTGGGCCTTAGCGGCTTCCTGGACGGCGCGGACGAGGGCCAGGCGGCCATGCTGGAGGCCTTCCACAGCGGCGAACAGTCGGACTGCAAGATTATTTTCCCGTCCGCCATCGGTAAGACGTGGGAGTTCAAGGGCGTGGTGACGAAGTTCACCACCGGCGCGGAGGTGGACAGCGCCATCAGCTTTGAGGCCACCGTGAAGGTGTGCGGCAAGCCGGAGCTGAAAGCCACTGTGGGCGGCTAAGAGGAGGGCATAGACCATGAACGAGAAAAACGACGCCGTTTTTATCGAGCTTGACAGGCCCCGCGAGCTGCGGCTGGGCCACAAGGCCCTTAAGACATTCAGCGCGCTGCGGCATATCCCGCTGACGAAGATGCAGGAGGCGGTGGAGGACTACGACAACCTCAGCTGCCTGTACTACTGCGTACTGCGCCAGGAGGATCCGACGCTGACGGTGGAGCAGGTGGACGACCTGCTGGACAAGGCGCCCCTGCCGGTGCTGATCGCCAAGGCGGGGGAGATGATCTCCGCGGCCTTCGGCAGCGAGGAGGCCGACGAGGCCGACCACCCTATGACAGCGGCGGCTGGGACTGGCAGCGCAGTCTGAGCATCGCCGCGGAGCTGGGCATCGGCCCGGCGGAGTGGGAGCGCATGACGCCGGCGCAGCTGAACGTGTACGCCAGGGCCCGGAGCGAGGCCCTGGCGGCGCGGCAGAGACTGACGGCGGCCAACCTGTACAACCTGGCGACCATGATCCGCGGCGCGGTGTGGGGCAAACACGGGCTGCCGCCCTTCGAGAAAATGTTTCCGGAGGCGGCATCGGCGCGCTCCATGAGCGACGAGGCCATGTTCCGGCAGGTGCAGGCATTGAACAAGCTGTTTGGAGGTGAGGAGGCATAGGCGCTGTAAAAAATCTGATGGTCCGCGTAGGCGCGGACTTTTCGGCCATTACGAAGCAGAGCAAGAAGGCCACGGGCAGCATCGTGACGATGATCTCCAGCGTGAACCGGGCCACAGGGAAGCTGGAGGGCGCCTGCGCCAAGATGACGGGGGCGCTGCGGGGCCTGGGCTCCGCCCTGGGCGTGGCCGGGCTTGCCGTACTGGCCAAGGAGGCGGCGGACGCCTATAACGAGGTACAGGAGAACAACGCGGCGCTGGCCCAGGTGATGAAAAACACCATGGCGGCCAGCCAGGCGGAGTATCGGAGTATCCTGGACCTGTGCGACGCCCAGGAGAAGCTGGGCGTGGTAGACGGCGAGGTGGCCAAGGCCGGCGCGGTGGAGCTGAGTACCTACCTGGGACTGACCAGCAGTCTGCAGACGTTGATCCCCGTGATGGACGATATGCTGGTGCAGCAGTACGGGCTGAACGCCACCAGCGAAAACGCCGTGAACATCGCCACGATGCTGGGCAAGGTGATGAACGGCCAGACCGGCGCGCTGAGCCGGTACGGCTACAGCTTCACAGAGGCCCAGGCGGCTATCCTCAAGTACGGGGACGAAGCGCAGCGGGCAGCGGTGCTGGCCAGCGTGGTGGAGGACAGCGTGGGCGGCATGAACGAGGCATTGGCCCAGACACCCAGCGGGCGCATCCGGCAGGTTAAATTTGCGCTGGGCGAGGTGCAGGAAAGCTTCGGACAGGCCATTATGACCATCGCCCAGGTGTTCCTGCCGCTGATCCGCACGGTGGCCAGTATTCTGGGCGCTGTGGCGGCGGCAGCCAACCGGGCGGCTCAGGCCATCGCCAATGTGTTCGGCGTGAAGACGCAGATGACGGCGGCCACCGGCGGCATCAGCGGCACCACCAGCGCCATGGACGACCTGACAGACAGCACGGAGCAGGCCGCGGGGGCGGCGAAGAAGCTGCAGACCTTCGGCTTTGACCAGCTGCAGAAGCTGGGCAGCACCAGCAGCAGCGGCAGTGGGGCCGAGGAGACGCAGACGCCGCTGGCGGGAAGCTACGACGTGAGCTGGGACGCCAGCGGCATCGAGGAAATGGCCGAGAGCGCCGCGTGGTTGGAGAAGATCCTCCTGCGGCTGAAGAAGACGGCGGAGAGCCTGGACTTCACGAACCTGGCGGAAAGCTGGGGACGGCTAAAGGAGAGCGCCGGCGCCCTGGGCGAGACCATCGCCGAGGGGCTGGGCTGGGCCTATGACAACGTGCTGGAGCCGCTGGCGAAGTGGACGGTGAACAGCATGGTCCCCGCATTTCTGGATCTACTGAGTGGATCCTTCAGCTATTTGAACGCCGTACTGGAAGCGGTCGGACCGCTGATCGATGATGTGTGGACGAACTTCCTGCAGCCGGTGGCCAAGTGGACGGGCGGCGTCATCACAGACGTGCTGGAACTGTTTGCCGGTGACCTGCAGAACATGGGAGACACCATCGCGCAGAACCAGGACCTGTTCCAGCTGCTGGTCATCACCGTGACGGCCTTCGGCATTGCGCTGTGGGCGGCTGCGTCGCCCATCAATGCGATCATCGTGGCCATCGGCGCGCTGGTGGCCGTGGGCCTCGTGCTGGCGAAGAACTGGGACACCATCAAGGAGAAGGCGAAGGCCTGCGTGGACGGCATCAAGGCATGGTTCTCCGGCATCGGCGAGTGGTTTAAGACCACGGTGCTGGACCCCATCATCAACTTCTTCCGGAACTTCGTCAACGGCATTCTGACCTTCGTGGAGGGCGTGGTGAACGGGGCCATCAACGGCATCAACGCCGTCATCAACGCCATAAACCGCATCCACTTTGACATTCCGGACTGGGTTCCGGTGATCGGCGGAAAGAGCTTCGGCTTCAACATCCCCACGGTGGCGCAGGTGGCGCTGCCGCGGCTGGCGGACGGCGCCGTGCTGCGGCCCAACCAGCCCTTCGCGGCCATCGTAGGTGATCAGAAGCACGGGACCAACGTGGAAACGCCCCTGGGCGTGATCCAGGACGCGCTGAGGGCCGTGATGGCGGAGCAGGACGGCGGTGTGGAGACCAACGTGGAGGTACGCTTTGAGGGCAGCATGAGCGCCCTGGCGCGGTACCTGCGCCCGTACATCGAGGCGGACAGCCGCCGCGTGGGCAAGACGGCCAGCGTGGCCAAGGGGGTGACGTGATGCAGGACCTTATCCAAATCGGCGGCACCTACTACAACGCCGCCATCACGTCGCTGAAGCGGAGCCAAAACGTGACGGACAGCGACAACGCCGGGCGCACCAAGGCGCCGGCAGCGGAGATGATCCGGGACGTGATCGGCACCTTTGTCAGCTACACGGCCACCTTTGAGGTGGGCCGGGCGGCGGACGGCAGCGAGGACACGACGGCCTACGACGCGCTGGTGCTGGCGCTGAGCCAGCCGGTGGACTATGTGC